TCCACCAGTGGCGCGGGTGGCTTGAGGAGGCCGGTCAGTTCTTCGATGCTTTGCGCCCGTCTCAGTGCCTCCTTAACCAGGGGGAAGAATCCCTTGCGCTCCGCCTTGGTCGCGCTGCTGGGGCAGTCAACAGATAAGGACGTTTCCACGCCTTCCTGTGTGATGAAGACGTTTTGCCAGATGCTCCCGTCTGGCAGCTTGCCCAGGGTGAGGGTAACGGTTTTGAATGGTGACAGCTTCATACTTTTAACGTAATTCATTTTGGCCCCTTTTGCACGGTTAACTGGTTGGTGTTACGGGTTCAGCGTTTGGTGTTACGGGTTCAGCGTTTGGTGTTACGGGTTCAGCGTTTGGTGTTACGGGTTCAGCGTTTGGTGTTACGGGTTCAGCGTTTGGTGTTACGACCCTTGGGGCAGTTTAATAGAATCTACGAAGTTCCATCATTTCTATACAGATGGTGCTTCCTTCTATGAGTGCAGCATAGTCTGTATAGAATCTAAGAAACCTTTTTCTTAGGTATCCATTGGTGCAATAAGGGGCAGCGTTTTTCAGGTGGTACCATGCTGCCCGTATCTTCTCATCATCGCTTTTCATTCTTGACAGACTATCATTTCTCTGCATAACATTGAAAGCCCTGTCAAGGTAACTTTCCCCAATTTGATCAGTGTATGGTATCATCTCTTTCTCCTTTTGGTACGGGTTCATCGTTTGGTGTCACTGATCTTTTCGACTGCTTCCTGTACCTCTACCAGGATGTCGCGTTTCTCTTTATACACGGTCAGGAGTTCCTGAGACAACCGAACTGCAAGTTCAGCGGCCCTTATGGCCTCATCCTGGATAGCTACAGCCTCACGAGCTGAAGCTAAAGCCTTAATATAGTCCCCCTGCACTAAGAAAGACCGGGTACAAGCAGCTTGCTGATTAAAACGTTCCTCAAAATCCATGATCAAGCCTCCATATTGTTGATAAGTTTGAGCAGGTCTTGATACTGCTGCTCTCGTTCAGCTTCAATTGCTTCAGTAACACGCGGCGAGGAGCCAGAGAGGGCCACGGCTGCTCTTAGATGCCCGGGTGGCCTCTATTGCGGCCCCATCCCTTGCGGTCTGTTGTGCTTCTTCGGTTGTCCGGGCTATGGCCCTTTCAGTGGCTCTAAAAAGACACAGTGAAGCCCTGTCCTTGCTGTGCAGCCACTGAATAGCCCAAGCGTCCCAGGCAGCCCGGCCTGACCATTGGGAGCAACCAGGGAGGCCCAGCACACAGCGGAGGGCGCGTTCAGTCAGCAGGCCGGGCAGCAACACGGCGTTGATTGCTTCAGATCGGTCGTCGTTCTTCATCAGCTTGGTTTTCGTACTTGAGTGCATTTTGACTCCTTTCAAGGGTTTAGCGGATACACATGCGGATACACATGCGGATACACATGCGGATACACATCCAGAACACTGAAGGCCAACCGATTCACTAAAATAGCCCGGCCAGTTGAGAGCAAAAAGTGTTCACTGTTATTTCAAGGGTTTAAGCCATTTTTGCAAGTACCTTGAATCACTGCTAATCCATAAGTACCTGTATTCGTTCAACAAGAGTTCCAGATTCGCGCTTTAACTCGTGCGTCATGGATCGTTAATAACCAGAGGGGTTTAGCTCACTTTTCTCGAGTCCACGAGTTCCGCCTTAACATATATACTATTACAGCATTATGTGTATATATCTCTCTTAAAACATACCTTTCTATATCTAAGATAATAGATGTTAAAGTAACTCGTGGACTCGAGAAAAGTGAGCTAAACCCCTCTGGTTATTAACGATCCATGACGCACGAGTTCCACCCCCGAATCTGGAACTCTTGTGAACGATTTCAAGCACTTACAAAACTACAGTGATTTGAGGCACATCCGTTTTCGCCAATGTTATCAGGAGGATGGCCGACCCTTTTTTTGCCCTCAACCGGCCGACCCTTTTTGACGAACCGGCCGACCTGTTGGCATAAATCGTAACACTTTTTGCCATTTTTTGGCAAGGCTCCCCGTGCTACTATCATCAATACTATCATCAATACTATCATCAGCACCGCAGAGGAACAGACCCTCTGCGGTGCAACAGACCTTATGCAGTACACTGCCCATTTAACCTGTGGTGCTGGCACTCTGAGTTACAGCCGTTAGAGAACTCCCTTCTATACGGCAGGTAGTGAGTGCAGCTCTCCTCATTACAGTTTTCATAAGCATAGCAGTAACCATCTTCGCCCCTTAAAAAGGTTTCAGCGTTATAATCCCTCCCCTTCTGGGTACTAAGGATACCCAGAAGACCTAACATATATTCAGAGCAGCACCCCATGAACATGGTTTCTTTACCAGTTTTCCCGCAAGTAGGGCATTCGATAGCTGTTTGCAACTTACCAGCTGCATTAAATAACAACTTCATAACCATAACCCCGTCATTTGTTGTGAGTAAACATACAAGCCAACTTCCTGCCGATCTGTTGAGCGTGTTCTTTCATAGTCGTACACCACATGCCCCTGTTGTCCCAATCGTCAATATACAGGAAGGCATAGAACCCTTTTGCCCAAACGTTTTTAGTGAATACCACCTTCGCACAATCTAACCTGATAACATAGTCCCTTTCTCCCTGCCTCTCCTTCTTTACTCTTTCACCTCGCACCATTCTGTTTATGGTGTCCATATCTTTTAGGCTTACGTGCTTTTTTAAGACTGGAGTAACGCCCTTTTCTTTTGCCTCCCGATGGTTGTCTTTCTCCACTTCGTATTCTACCAGACCCAACAGGCCATTTGTAGAATACATCAGAGTAAAACGGCAGCACAGCTTACCAGGTTCTTTGTTTGTTATCATAGAACCACAGTTGCAAGGAAGAGGGTACAGTTTAGCATACTCAGCTTTTAACTTCTCCTCTATTTCATAGCTGGCCAGTCTCACAGTGTCATAACAGCAGAGGCGGTCTGTCAGGTGCTCAGTTGCTCTGTTGGTATGTACCAGACCACATTTAGTGCAGATGATTTTCATTCTACCCCCTGGTTAATAAAGGATTTTATGGATTACAGTGTGATCTACAGCCTTAACAAACTTAAAGTAACTCAGAAGACTTGAGGCTCCACCTTTTATGGCCTCAGTTAGGTTTGACCTGCGCAGTTTAAAGCACCTTTCAGACTTGTGAACAATCACAGTTTCAAACAGCTTTCTGTTGTCTTTATCCCTCCAGAGCACAATCTGTACGGATGGAGTGACCTCAATTAGATAGTCTTCACCAGTTTTCTGGCGTTTAACCAGTGTAGATTTCCCTTTTGCCCTCAAGTCTTTTAAAGCCTTATACCCTGTTTCACTAATTCTTGGCAGCGTAAAAGGGCCGTAGTTCTTCAGCATGATTTATTCCCCTGGTTAAGGAGGGCTTCGGCCCTCCAAAGTTGATTAGATGTTCAAAGTTGATTAGATGTCCAGTTCAATCCGGTAGGCCAGCGTTCTCAAAGCCTCTTCAAAACCGAACCACGCCAGCAGGTTTTGATTTTCGTCTTCTTCACAGAAAGGGTCTTCAGCATCAAAATTATCACCAAACAAACCCTTCATGCTGTCTATCCCGCAGTCACTCATTAACTCAGTAACAAGTTTTTGAATGTCTTTCTTGTGCTTCCTGTAGAAGGCTACACAGTCCGCTGTATATATTAACTCCCCAACTGTTCCGTTTACACAGCCACCCGAAAGCACGTCTTTTACAAAGTCTTCGCTTTCTCTCTTACCTGCTATCCTTGCAACGGCCCTTTCAAGTTCCGTTTCGGCAGCGTTAAAGAGTTTGTCACTGATGCTTTCCCCCTCTGTATAACCCTCAATCAGAGTTAACAAGTCATCAAGCTGCTTTGTATAACCCTCAATCAGAGTTAACAAGTCATCAAGCTGCTTTGTAATCTCAAGCTGCTCTGTATAACCCTCAATCAGAGTTAACAAGTCATCAAGCTGCTTTGTAATCTCAATATCCCTTATGCGCCTTGATACGTTGCTGTTATTTACCCAAGCAACAGACCAGTCTGCGCATCGCAAGCAACATTCACCGACGCATTCATACTTACGGTTATTTCTAAGCATCCATGATTCCGCAGATGCAAAGTCATAGGCTGCCCTTGTCACATGTAGGGCCGTTTGAACGTTAGGAACTGGCGCGTTTTGGCTCCATTCTACTTTAAACGCCGCTTGTGCAGCTTTTGCTGTCCTGTCTCCTCCTGATACCCACTTGTCCGCCCATTCCAGCCATGCAAGCGGAACTGCTTTCTTGCGGCCTCTCGCAATGGCCCTTGTGATGGTCTTCACTGCCCACTCTTTCCTGATTGCATCAGGAATTTCAGCAGAACGCAGCATCTCATGTAGTTCTTGTTCTTTGTTATTGGTCAGCATTAAAACGATTGCAGCTTTCATAGTATTCCTCTCTAGTTATTAGTAGTGCATCCGCACTGTTTCAGTTAATCCGAACCACACCCTTTTAATTGACTCCAGAACATCCGTCCCTGCAAGTCTGTATCTAAGATATTCGCTTTCTTTCGTCCACAGACTTTTATACATAGTAAGTCTGCTTTTAAAGTTCAAGCCTTTATACCTCTTTAACATCCTTTCATATACTTGTTTTATAGTCTTCTCAAGTGCAGCCTCAACTGTAGCCAGACACTCTTTCCAGCTTATGTCTAACAGCTTACAGTTTCGCTGTTTAGCCAGCCGCCTGCGGATGTTCCAAGCTGCTTTGTTTCTTTCGCTTGTGATTAGCATTTCCTTTCCTCTATTATAACCGATCTTACTTTGGGAGTCAAGAACTCTTTAAGTTCTTTTCTTTTTTCCTCCTTCTCATTCACTTCATACCCTTATAATGCAAAGACTATGCCAGTTTACAGTTTATGAGTTAAGTCATTGTAAATACTGAGTTTATTAGTTTATTAGTTTATAAGTCTTATTATACCCTATACAAGGTGAGTAATACTTATACAGTACAGAACTCATAAAGTGCAAAAGTTGTTAAGTTTATGAGGATATTCAGACTGTGTAATCCTTATACAGTGTGTAACTTTTACACAGTGCCACGTTGTAGGATCATAGGGGGCATACTACTTTGTGGTGTCCTACTTTGTGGTGTCCTACTTTGTGGTGTCCTACTTTGTGGTGTCCTACTTTGTGGTGTCCTACTTTGTGGTGTCCTACTTTGTGGTGTCCTACTTTGTGGTGTCCTACTTTGTGGTGTCCTACAGCATGGCATAGGGGCATACTACTTTGTGGTGTCCTACAGCATGGCATAGGGGCATACTACTTTGTGGTGTCCTACAGCATGGCATAGGGGCATACTACTTTGTGGTGTCCTACAGCATGGCATAGGGGGTGGTGGGGTGAGGGGGTGGGGTACCTCCCTCTATCTATGAAACGGCCACCGCTATACACCTCATAAAAAATTAGGGTTTCCAAATTTTGGAATATAGAAACTACTTTCCAAGATTTGGAATACTAATTTATTACACTTTTACAGACCTTCCAGGATGTGGAACACTTTTCTTTGACTTCTTTCGATATAGGAGGTATAGTTCTTGTATGGAACCATACACCCTACAAAATACGTCATACCTTGAGCAGCTCCTGAGGTTGCGGTACGAAATCTTAGGTGAGACCTTCGAGGCTATGGCGGCAAGTCACGGCCTGGTAGCCTCCGTGATCCGCCAACTTGCGACCCGTGAGGGGTGGAAGCAGCGTTTCCCTGCGATCAAGTCACCTTCTGAAAAAAATTCAGATGGGTATGAGGAGCTGGTACGTTCAAGACTTGCAATCTTTGATGCCGCTAAGGACTTAATGTTGGCAGGGCACATTGCTTATGCTGAGGGTCGCATATTTGAAAGGGTGACAGAAATTCTTGGAGACGATGAGTGTAACAATCTCAGAGGGATGACTATGGCACTTGCCTTGATAAAGAGTATCCAAGGGTCTCTTGCAAAGAAAGAAGCCCAAGACGCAGGACTTCCGCTCTTTATTCTGAAAGACATGTCAGGTACAAAAAAATGAAATTTGCCTTCATACTAATCCTGGTATTGCTGATACACGGATGCGTTCAGAGTCCTCAACCAGCCCCAGCCCCAGCCCCCTTGCCGAGCTGCCCACCAGCTTGCATCGCAGGAGACCGGTAATGAAACTCCCCCTGGTTGTTGCCCTTGTGCTATCCTCGTGTAGTCCGGTGTGTGCGTTTACTGTAAGACCAGAAGATCGCAAATCTGAGTTGGTGGCGTTGGAAGTACACTTAGAGGTAACTCAGAATGTTCTAAAAGAGCTAAGAACAACCTTGGACACCACTAATACTACTCTACAGGGCGTGGGTCTAACTTTAACGACGATACAGAACAACCTTGACAGGCACACAGAGAGAATAGAAAGACTCGAACAGACTGTCACGAAACAAGGTGGTGTTGTAGCTGCTCTTGAAGATGAAAAAAAAAAATTAAATAACCTACTAACTTTCTTATGCTACCTAGCTACTGCCGTGGCAGTTATACTGGGATTCTGTAAGAGGTCACATATAAAATCAGCCATAGTTGGGCCTAAGAAATGATGTACAAAGACTTTTCACCGTCCCTTCGTCAACAGATGCACTTTAACTCTGATCTGTCTCCAGCAGAGCGCAAGTTGAAGTACGAGAAGATGTCACGTTCTCCTTTCGCGTTCTACCGAGGGAGCAACTTTGCATTCTGGGCAGAGTTCTTTGATCCCACTACACCCCAAGAGACCACCACCTGGATAGGAGGAGATCAGCATCCAGCGAACTTTGGCACCTATACTCTCCCAGATGGTCGGATCGTGTTTGGTCTGAATGACTGTGATGACGCAGTGAAGGCCGACTTCAGATATGACCTGCTGCGCATGTCCACGGGTATTCACTTGGTTGCTAAGGCCAATAGACTTTCAATGAGAGATGGGTACCGTGCTTCACTGGAGTTCGTCAGAGCTTATACTAAGCAGATTGAACTCTTGAAGCGTAAGCCCTTCAAAGCCAGTTCAGTGACTCTGGTGAACAGCGCACCCCAGCCTCTTTCCCTCTGGATGAAGTCTCTCAGAGCGCATTATCCTTGGTCTAAGAATGGGAGGTTCATCAGTGCTCCTAAGAAGTTCTCACCTGTAAACTACAATGAGTTTGATATTATTGAGTCTGCTGTTGGCCCGAAGATTAACAGTCGCGTGGTGGACATCGTAAGAAGAGTTGGTATGGGAACTGGTAGTTTAGGCGTTGAGCGGTTCTTCCTTCTTGCTAATGACGGGGTAGTCTGGGACATTAAGGAGACAAACTCAGCAACGGCTCATGAGTTCCTTGAAGATAGAGACTCACAGTCTAACGCCGAACGTGCTGCAACAGCGATCAAAAACTTGATAGGACATAAGCTCGCCTTTGCGGTGACTGTAGAAGTCCCCAAAGTGTCGGGGACAAAGACCACCTACAAGACATTACACCTCCTAGTTAAACAGTATGACCAGATGAAGGCATCTTACCCCCTCACTCCAGAGGAGTTGGAGAAGGGCGGATCACGCCTCTCCCTGGGTAAGACTAAGAACCTTCGGGCTATGTGTCGAGTGTGGGGCGATGAGCTGGCGAGAGCGCATGTACGGGCCATGCAGAAAGACCCTTCCATCAATCCTAATTTTTTGCAAGATGCTCTCATCCTTTGTGGCGACAAGATCAGGTTTGCTTCAGTGATTTCAAAACAAGGATACAGTTTCGCCAAGAAGACTTTCTCTGATTACCGCGAGTTTGTATCCGCACACCGGAGGGGGTTGTTGTGAACTACCTGATCCTCCTACTTCTCTTAGCCCTTTCAGGCTGCACTAACAAAGCATACTATGAGCAGCAACCCGATTTAGCTCGGCAGACCACCGCGAACACAATAGCTGCTGGTGAAGCACTGAGCCAGATAGCTGCTCACATGTTCCCTACGGTTCCACCCAACCACAAGTTTATTGTCCCCTCTCCGCCTATGGACGTGGGGAAGGTTGATGTTGATAAGGAGGGGACTTTTGACATCCAGATTCAACCTCCCACTGTGGTCAACACCGGCGCGGCTGATGCACTGCAAGCAGTGCTGGTGGCGCAGGAGCGCACCCGGCAGGTGGCAGCCTTCACAGCCTTGGTGGAGAAGGTGCTGCTGCGCACCCAGCATCAGGTAGCTGATCCGTTCAGCGGCGAGAGGGTGCTGACCAAGGCCATTGAAGCCGCCGTGCCAATCGCAGCCATAGGAGCGATGGCAAGCACGATGAAAGAGGGTTTGCGATCAGCCACCGGGCCGGTGACGGCAACTGTCTCAGGTGGCTCCTCTCTGGCTACCGAGACAGGCACAGCTAAAGGTGAAGCACCTACCACGACAACGACTTCAACCTCAACTGGGCTAAAAGAATGATTGATGTAAACGTAGCAACAACTTCAACCTCAACTGGGCTAAAAGAATGATTGATGTAAACGTAGCAACATCGTGCAGCGACGAAGACATTAAGGACATTATGGCATTTCATCCTTGGGACGAAAAGATGATCTCAAAGGGTACAAGAGTGAGAACCGCCATTGGTGAAGCTCTGAAGGTCATTATTGAAGAAGTCCCTCCGTCGTCGGACAGGGATTCGGCTATTCGGAAACTGCGTGAAGCCCGGATGGACTGTAATTCGGCGATCACCTTCAATGGCGAGCTGTGAGATTCGAGCTTCAAACAGCCCCTCAAGGCCCTACACTCGAAGCGTTTAGGGCCTGTGAGGAGCAGCGCAAGTTTATTATGGGGCCTGTTGGGTCTGGTAAGACTAACGAGTGCATCCAGAATGTAATGTTTAAAATCATCACTCAAGCCCCTTATAAGGGTGTGCGAAGATCAAGGTGCATGGCTGTGCGCAACACCTATAGTGACCTGAAAACAACAACAATAAAAGATTGGTTGGCGATATTTGGAGACTTAGGAGAATTTAAGAAGGGCGGTTCAGAACCCCCTTATCAGACTTTAAGATTTAAGTTGGAAGATGGGACAAAGGTTGAATCAGAGATAATTTTCATCGCTCTTGATAGACCAGAGTCAATTAAAAAGTTAAAAGGGACAAACATCACATTCTTCTGGCTAAATGAGGCTTGTGAGCTTGCTAAAGAAGTCATTGATGATGCGGACTTACGGGCTGGCCGGTATCCGCACCCTTGGGAAGGTGGAGCTTCTTGGAGAGGACTGATTGGTGACACAAATCCCCCAGACACCGAGTCGTGGTACTACGACTATGCTGAAGTCAGTAAACCCAAAGGATGGGCATTCTTCCGTCAACCCGGTGGCCTCATGCGCGAAATGCGGCTTCTTGATGACGGGAGGCAGGAGTGGACTGGCAAGTGGATACCAGACCCCGGAGCCGAGAATCTGCAAAACTTGCCGGAAGGATACTATGACCGAGGGCAAGCCGGAAAGTCTAACTTCTACATCGCTAACAGATTAGCGAATGAGTACGGAAAAGTGTTCTCAGGACGACCTGTTTATCTGGAACAGTGGAACTCACTGCTTCATGTGGATGATAAAGTAGAATTCATCGAAGACAGACCTCTTGTCATCGGTTTGGACTTTGGTTTGACCCCCTCAGCTATCATAGGCCAAGAGACTGTTCGGGGCCGGATTATAATTCTGGATGAACTGGTGTCTGAAGGCAAGGGTATTAACCAGTTTGTAACCGAAGATTTGATGCCCTTATTGAATCAAGGATACCGAGGTGCTTCTGAAATGGTATTCATTGGCGACCCTGCGGGAGACCAGAGGGAGCAGACCGACGAGAATACAGTTTTCAAGGAGTTGGCCTCTTTAGGCATAGAGGCTCTTGCTGCTAACACCAATGACACTATGATCCGTTGGGAAGCTGTGAGATGGTATTTGCAGCAACTCCGGGATGGTAAGCCAGCGTTTGCAGTACACCCAAGGTGCCAAGTCCTGATTAAAGGTTTTGAAGGAGGGTACCAGTTTAAGACTATTACTGCATCAGGCTCTTCATTTCATTATAATGAGCAGGCCGAGAAGAATAAGTATTCGCACCCCCATGACGCAGGACAGTATCTTGCAATGTACTTTAGGGGTCTCTTCCTAGCTCCCAAGTCAACGTTCACTCGGAAAAAGTCAACTCGGCGATCAGCATGGGCTTAAATAAAGAAAAAACTGCCGACGAACTTATTGCTTGGGTCGCTGAAGCTGTCAACATCCATCAGGTCTGGCGCAAGGAAAGTTGGGAGGACTATGAGTTTCGTGATGGAGTTCAATGGAGTGAAGAAGAGAAGGGTATCCTCATAAACGAGAAAAATATCCAGCCTTTAACCATTAACCGTATCACGCCTATTATAAAGTTTATTCATGGCTGGTTCATCCTGAACCAAAGAGATTACAGCGTAAAAGGTAGAACAAAAGAAGATGTAGAACTTGGTCAGGTGATGTCCGAAGCCCTGATGTTTATCAGGGATCAGAACAAAGGAGTACAGAAGATTTCCAATGCTTTCTTGGAACAGATAATCACTGGTATAGGGTGTACCAAGGTCTTTTATAACAGTGATCCAAGAAAAGAGAAGGTTAGTTTTACAAGAATCCCTTGGCATGACATCTGGTGGGATCCATTTTCAACCCCTTGGTTTGATTCTGAGACAGCCCGATATGCTTTTACAGCTCCTTGGAAAGACCTCGACGTGTTTTGCAGCTTCTTCCCTGATAAAGCTCAAGAGATCAGGGAGCAGTTTGATGCAGCCGCATCTGATTCTCTGGGTAGTATTAGCAGGGATGAAAGTGCATCAGTCGAAGACTTCAAGAGACAACTCTCTTCTATGGGTTATTGGACTGATACTGAAAGAAAGCGTATTAGACCGGTTGAGATGTGGTACCCTGTTTTCGACGAACGGCTGTTCTTGAAGATGCGTAATGGTCGGATACTCGATCTTGAGGACATGTCAGGTCAAGATCGTTATGAAGCATTACGGTATTCTAAGGAGTTGATAACTGCCACAGTCCGTAAGATGCGAGTGGCTGTTTTGTTCAATACTATGAAGGTTTATGACATTCCTTCGCCGTTGCCCTTTGATGATTTTCCGTTTTCAACCTTTGTTGCTTACACGGATCGCTTTGGTTTACCCTTTGGTGTCCCCAGAGAACTCACTGACCTGAGTAAAGAGCTAAACAAGAGACGTTCTGTAGCTCTTGCCCGCGCTGATGACTTCAGGATGTTCTCGGAAAAGGGTGCTGTTGAAGACCTGGATACTGCGTATTCTGAGGCCAATAGGTCAAGGGGGCATATTGTCCTTAAAGCAGGTGGGATGGGGAAGGTTGTTATCGAAGACTTGAAAGACCTTGCTAGCACTCAGATGGCCTTGGCCCAGCAGACTAGACAAGAGATCAATGAAGTCTCAGGAACTCTTGATGAGAGCATGGCGATCCCTGATCAAGTGCAAAGTGAAGGTGCGTTACAAGAGAAAAAAGGGTTACAGAATATAAAGTTAGCGAGTCTGTTCCAGAATGCCGATTTAGCTATAAAGGACTTAGGTACAAAGCTATGCGCTATGATTCAGGATTCCTGGACAGAGGAGAAGACTTTCAGAGTCACTGACCGGATGACTGGGGTTGATGCTTTCATTAAGATCAATCAGAGTGTAGTTGGCCCGAATGGAGAGACCATCCAGGTTAAGAACAATATCGCTGAATCCACTTTTGACATTGTTGTTACTACCTCTCAGGTTACAGACACTCAGAGGGATAAAACTCTTGACTTAATCTTTAGTGCTCTGAACAAAGCACCACCTGAAGCGATAGCTCCCCTCCTCAACCTGGGTCTTGCTATGTCAGACATCCCAGATAAGGGTGAATGGCTTGAGCAGATCATGAATGCTACGGGGATGGAAAAACACCCTGATGGCATGAGCAAGGAAGACAAAGACGCAGCGAAACTGGAGAAGGCGAAGGCTGCTCAACAGCAACAAGAGTTCGACCGGAATCTTGCGATTCAGACTCAAACAGTTGCGAACCAAGAGAAAGCGGCGAACACTGAGAAGTTGAGAGCTGAAGCCCTCGCCACTCTTAAAGAGGCAGACCGGAAGAAGGACGAACTTGTTCTGGAACAATTCAAAGTAGGACAGGAGGCCGCTAAAAACCTTGGACAAGAGAGAGGAAGCAAAGTTTAAAAGGGATCGTGAGAGATTCTTTAAGGGCCATCAGCCTGTCCCAAATGGGAAGAACCCAGTGTTCTGGAACATGAAGCAGACTGAAGAGATGAGAAGCAGTTACAGTAGTAACTTTGAAAGGATTTTCAATTCGTCAGGGCGACGTAAAACCAATAACTCGTCAGTTGACACGTCAGTCAACACCGGAGCAAGTCATGAGTGAAACTACGTCAGTTGACACGTCAGTCAACAGTGCATTAGATGACCATTTTGCCAGCATGGGTCTTGTTGCTGTTTCCGAAGCGGACTTAGGAAAAGAAGCTGAACCCGAAGAGCCTTCTGAGATTGAAGACACGGATGACTCAGAGCCGTCAGAGGACGAGGACAAAGCTGAAGAGACTGAGGTACCTGAAGAGGAGACAACCGAAGAACCAGAAGAGGAAAAAGCTGCTGAAGAAGAGCCAGAGGGAGACTCAACAAAGCCCCCTAAAGGTTATGTCCCGTTACAAGCTCTGCACGAGGCTCGCACGAGGGTGACAGGTCTTCAGGCCGAAGTAACCCAACTGAAAGCCAAGCTCTACGAGGCCACCAAGCCGAAAAAAGTCGAACCCCCCCTGGTTACTGAGACAGAGGTGTCTAAGTTCAAAGACTTTAAAGTCCTAAGTAAAGCTGAAGCTGCGGCTTTAATGGAGGACAACGCGACGGCAGGGTTGGAGTACGTGGAGAAGTTGTCTGACTACATGGACTACTCTTCAAGACTGGCAAAGCAGCAAGCACTTGATGCCTCCGCAAAAGCTAAGGAAGCACAGGAAGAAGCAGAAGCAACAAAGGTAAGGGAAAGTGTCTATACTGAGTTTGAACGGTTGATACCTAACATAATGGCGGAAGATCGTACAGTCTCTAATGACTGGGCGGATTTTGCTGAATCTAAGGGTTTCAATGAAGACCTCTTTCCTTTGCTGAGTCCAGACACCATTATCTCTCCGGTAGGAAAAGAGCCTTTCAGAGTCGGCAAAAACGCCGTGGGCCTGCTGAAGATGATCATGGAGTTGCGGAAAGCTCCGAGTAAGGATGACCTGAAGAAGCAGATCAGGACTGAACTAACCACGGAGTTAAAGGCTGAGTTGGGCAACAAGGCTATCGCTGACATCAAGTCAAAGAAAGCCACGAAGCCCCAGATGCAAGACATCCCCGATGCCGCAAAGAGCACACCTAAGTTGGTTGTGCTCAGTGACAAGGCATACGAGAAACTAAGTGAACAAGACAAACAGAGGTATCTCATGGGTACCTTGTATGGAGGATAAGTAAATGGCAACATCAACTAATTTCGCACTCAATGATCCGTTGGCGGTGCGTCTCTGGAGTCAATCTCTGTCCTTGGAAGCTGTCAAGGATATGTACTTCGCCAAGTTCATCGGAGAGAGCCTTGACTCTATGCTGGTGCTCAAGACTGACGCAGCAAAGGGTGCAGCCGAGAGCATCACTGTCGGGTTACGCATGAAGCTGACCAAACCGGGTGTTGAAGGTGATGCTGACATTGACACAGGTACTAATGGTCGTGAGGGAATGACTTTCTTTGACGACAAGATTGGTATAGACACCCTTTCTATGGGTACCTCATCTGCTGGCAAGATGTCTGAACAGCGTGTGCCATATAACATCCGTAAGCAAGGCATGGATGCCCTTCGGATATGGTGGTCAGAGATGTTCGATGAGCTGATCATGTACTCCCTGGCAGGTGCTCGTGGTGTTACGACTTCAGGGATGCTTCAGCCAGTGACTTTTACTGGTCGTGCTGAAAACCCCCTCACTCCACCTGATGCGGCCCATCTTGCATACGGTGGCAATGCCACTGGCAAAATTGATATTGATACCAGTGACAAGCCTTCTCTCATGAGTATCGAGAAGTTGCGCACTAAAGCTGGTTTGGTGGCTCCAACACTCACGCCCTTTAAGGTTGGTGGCTCCAGTAAGTATGTGTACCTGGTTCACCCAATTCAGGCGTACTTAATGCGGACGAGCACGACTGAGAATGACTGGCTGAAGGTGCATTTAGCTACTGATTCAGGTCTGGGCAAACAAGCTATGATGTACTCCGGGGCGATGGGGGAGTACGCGGACGCGATCATCCATGAGAGCCGCAATGTGGTGCAGTTCAATGACTATGGTGCAGCCGCAAACCTTCCAGCAGCCCGTGCTCTCTGGTTGGGTGCTCAGTCTGGTTTGGTAGCATATGGTCGAGATGGTGGCCCCTCTAACATTAAGTGGCATGAGGAGCTGAAGAACGGTGGCAAGCAGCTGTATATCAGCACTTACGCCATCTTTGGTACCAAACAGTCTCGGTTTAACAGTAAGACCTTTGGTCTTATCGCCGAAGACTCTTACTGCCCGTTGACGGTATAAACCTTTGAGGGTGTGCGCTGTAATGGCGCACACCAGGAGATCATGACATGAAGCTGAAGTATATCGGAAATAGACCTGAGTCCATGAGTTGCGTCTCTAATCCTTGTCTTGAGAAAGGCCCCTACAACTTCGCGAAGCGGGTCTGCGAGGTGGATGCCAAGGATGCTGCTTTCCTTCTGGAGCAAAATCCACGGTCTTTTGAGGTCGTTAACGAGGCTGTACCCCCAGAGAAGACAGTACCACCAGAGAAGACGGTACCACCAGAAAAGACTGTACCCCCAGGGAATACCACATCATCAGGGGTGAACAATCCATGAGTGACATGAATTATGATTGTGCTGTCGAAGAGATGAAGAAGGGCGGAATTTGTGCCAGAAGAGGGTGGAACGGGAAAGATATGTGGGTAGGGCATACCCCCGGAGTGAAATCTCTCCCTGCTTCGTCTTTTTGGCACCCCTCTGCAAGAGCCTTCGCGGAAACAAACAGAGGATGTGCGGATGTCCTCCCATACTTCATAAAGAAGACTGCGGATGGGAAAATTTTGTTGGGGTGGATTGCATCTCAGACAGATAGGGTTGCTGAGGATTGGTATATCGTTTAACAGGAGGAAGAGATGGTTACATTTGAGGACATCAAGAATGGTATTATCAAGTCACTACAGGACAGCAGTGTTGCTGTTTCCACTATTGAGAGCTTGATAAACTCAGGAGTGCAGTTCGTTTCTGAACGTGTAAGGCTCCCGGCTCTTGATGTATCTGAGAGTGTCAGCATTACTTCCAACGCTAATTTTGTAACCATCCCTTCTGCATGGAATTATCAGAGGGGCCTCTATGATGCCATTTCAGGAGATAAACAAGTCTTAACTGTTTATCCCTCAATAATGTCCTTACGGCGCACCATCGGAGACACCTCTGAGATTCAAGTAGGCCAGACACAAGCTATCGCAGTAGTCGGTGGCAAGTTGCATTACCATAAGTCTTCCACCACAACCCTGAATTGCAGATTCTTCTGTAACCCACCCCCCCTGGTTAATGATACAGATGAGTTGACGTGTATCCCTGGAGGACATGCAAAGATACTCATTGAAAGCTATGTTCTGGCGTACTTATTTGCGCTCAGTGAGGATGGTGTCGAAGGGCCGAAGACAAATACCAGATTTCATCAGTTGATGTTTGAAAGGTATATTGAACAACTGGACATTTCAATCGAGAGTGGTCAACCCGCACCAGAACAAGTGCGTTACCCTTTTTGGAAGATATAAATGCAATTACCTGTCTTCAGAGCCTCTGCTGGGCTAAATACCAGAGTCCCTGACTCCCGACTTCGGTTAGGGGGCGATACAGGTGTCTGTGATCTAGCTGAAGCTGTGAATGTTGTTCACGATGAGACCGGCAGGTTATCCAAGAGGAGGGGATACACGCTGTTATCTTCTGGAGATCACCACAGCCTATTCCAGTGTGGTGATGTAGCATACGTGGTAAAGAATGGTTCTCTGTATTTTGTGAATAGCTTAGGAATCTATTCTGGGATACGCGCAGATGTTGGTAGCACCAGGATGTCTTATGTGAGTTTAGGGCAAGAAGTTTATTATGCTAACTCGGTAATAAACGGTGTGATCAGGGCAGGGAGGTCTTATGCTTGGCCCGTGGGGACTTATACAGGGCCAGACACGCATAGAACTTTTTCTCCGGCTCCCGTAGGGTCGCACCTTGCGTATTTCGCAGGACGTATGATAGTCACCAAAGAGAACGTTCTCTGGTTCTCGGAGCCTTGGTCTCCTGGGTTGTTTGATCTGGCAAGTGGGTTCGTACAGTTCAACAGCGACATCCTCATGGTTAAGCACATGAGGACTGGCATATTTGTCTCAGACACGGAATCCACTTGGTTTTTAGAAGGAACAGACTTCAAAGAGTTTTCCCAGAGGAAGGTTGCGGCATTTCCGGCGTTAGAGGGTTCAGTTCTTCAAAAAGACTTAATGGGCTACGATATAGGTCTTGAGACTGGCGATCTGTGCGCTTTATGGGTGTCTTCTTATGGACTCATAGCAGGGTTGCCCGATGGCTCCATCATTAAGTTAAATGATTCAAAAGTGCAGTACCCGAAGTTCGGAAGAAGAGGTTCTTCTGTGGCTGTTGGGAAAAACATATACCACCATCTCTTTTAACAGGGGGTTTCAACATGGCACTAAGGCTTTCTACTGGACTTAGAAACCAGATGCTCAGTCTCAAAGCTGGAGCAATTTTTATTAAGGTAGCCGCGACTACCATCTCCTTTGAGGCTGGAACAGGGCCTCATGGCGGCGATCTTATCAAGGATTCAGCCAACGGCCTTGGTAACGCAATTGTCCGAGGGCGTATCACCGTCTTTGGTGCGACTACTGGCAGTAATAACAACACTTTCGATGTTGATTATGTGCTAACTGATGGTTCACAGATTGAACTCCCAGTAGGTTCTTTGGTTGCCGGAGCCGCAGGCCCCGCAGTCTCTCTTGCAACGGCCTTGGGCGGTTCTTGTAGTGACCTGTTCCGAAACTGTGTGATCCGTATATTCCCCGGAGTTCAACCAGTGTCTGCGGACAGTGATGAGGGGACTTCACATCTGGTGGAGCTTACCCTGTCTTCTGCACCTTTCTCGGTGGGTGGTCTCAATGGCCTCAACATGAATGGTAGCACTTCAGGAACTATGATTAAGAGTCCTTACGAAGTGTGGTCAGGGAATATTATAACTTCAGGTCAAGCGGGGTGGGCGCGTATGTACGACCGAACCAGAACAACAGGGGCGAGCACCACAGCAGTCAGACTTGATGGAAGTGTAGCAACAACGGGGGCGCAGTTCAATATGGCGACCACCACATTGACAGCAGGGTCTCCGATCTCCCTGGATAGCCTGAACATCACACAGCCGACACTGTAATGAATACGGGGGATGTTCAACTTTTAGCACTTGAGAGCACTGCTTATTCTGGTGCAGTTGAGCATACCTGTTACCTCAGAACTCGTGTTTTAGGTTCAGAGGATTCTCTGGTAAGCATCCAACCAGGGAATCCCACTGGGTATAAGTCTTCATTAAAGGCTGGTGATACCTGTATGGTGTGGGACATCTTCAACAGAGTTTATATATTCAAACTTGTAGAAGGGTCACATACCGAAGTTATACCAAATGTAGTTAGTGTTACAGTTTCGTTGTACTGGGAGCTGCAAAAGTGTTATACTGCCAAGAGCATAAGGGTAGAGCAGTTCCAGATAAGCTCTATTCCATTTGGTTCTGAGTACATCCTTACACACGCAAACCACAATCGTGCCAATAGCCAAGCCCCCGTAATACAGATTTACTTAGATAACAAGATCAGTACAAGTGCAGTTAGGGTCTATGTGCTTTCGAGCACACAGTTAAAGTTAGTCCCAACCACTGGTACCGTAAGTAATCTAACCATTAACGTAGTAACAGCGATATGACTTGCTCACCCGTCAGTTCTGACTCGGTACTCCCAAGAACAGAGATAATCTGGAATGGCGGGTTATGTGAATCTGATGGGCTTCGTTATTCTAATTACGGTGTTGCTGGGCGCAGTGGTTTTTACTTTGGCACTCTGGACGAGTTTTGCTATTTTTCAGCTAAGAACTTAGTGACTCCCTTTCATGCAACTTGTGATTTACCTGTTGAAGGGTTTATACAGTCCTACAATCTTAACCCGGACAGCACCAATGAGTATAGTGTATTCACCTTTCCTTCGGTAGGCGAAGACCTCTTTAGCTCTGTATCACCTTTAGAAATCACACCAGATTCCACTTCTGGTACAGCTATTTTTGACCTCCCCACGAATCAGACCACAGCAGCTATGTCTGGGGTAAAGAATATACTCTTCTATGGCGTTGCCGGAAACTTCAATTTTAGCTACCCCTATAACTCTACCACTTTTAGCAGTTACGGAGTTGAGTCTGGTGGTGTCTTTATTGCAGGCCCCAGTTCTATCTCTAAAGGAACTGAGACTGTTTCACTCCCAGTCATTCAACTTGGCAGCAGAAGCCCTGATAATATTCTTAGCACTCTCACAACCGCAGACCCACTGTATTCGAGTTTCCCTGTGGTAGAGTTAGATGCGACACACTGTGTATGCGGAAGACTCGTCCGATCAGGGGCTACATACTCTGTTTATATCGACCTATACACGGCCAACTTCTCAACTAAAAAACTTGATCTTACTTCATCTACTCTGTTGTGGGCTAATGAGCCTGCCCCCCTGGTTTATCCTTTTGGTTCTAATCGAATATGCTTTGTTCCTACTCGCAATGTTCTTTACATTGGCCAGCCCCATTACACGGGAACAAAAACCAATGAGGGAAGGCTCTATGCGTTAAACTGGAACGGGACTTCTCTTTCAGTAGGCACACACCTAACTTACGCAACTCGTGTAGCCTTTTTAGGGTCTTGTATAGGGTGGGATGCGGTTAATAACTACATAGTTATTGGATTCACTGGGGACGACATACATGCTATAAAACCAGATAACACAAAGATAAGCATGTACGCTGGCCCTAGCAACTCCAAGTTAGGGTGGTCTTTTGCAGTGGGCGATGGTTACATGCTCGCAAGAGATAACAGCATCACTGCTACTCGGTTATTCTCTATAGGTGCTACTGCATTGTCGTACCTTCAGGTGAATTACTTTTTTGACGCTACATCTACTATAAATTACGCAGGTGTTCTGTACCCAAGTGGACGTTCTGGTGCGCGAGTGCCCTTTCTTCAGGTGAAGAATGGTAGTTACTACGGCTGGTCATATAAGACGCAGGCAAGCAATAGCATGACCTCTGGTAGCAGTTATAGTGCTCCTGCTGACACACTGTCAGTGTTATGCTGGAGCAGGCTCCCCAGTTCTCCTTACAAGTGCATCGGATGGGACAATGATTATGTGGTATCCAACAACCTACAGGCTAACTGGGGTTATTCGTTTTCTAATCTTCTCCCAGATACCTTAACGGGGGTGTCCCCTTTGTCTTCTGTGTCAATGTGCTTTTCTAATGGCACAGATGAATTTTACGCTTACGCATTCTGTTCAACAGATCAACTAACCAGGAAATACTTTACAATCGAGAGAACTTCAGCTCCTTCAGCGCATACCCAAATTGGAGACCATTACCTCTCGCACTTAATAGACTTATCCAGTTGTGATGATATAATAAGCGCGACATTCAGTTATTCAAACTACCTACTAGACCCCACGGTGTCTCTTAAATTCTTTATAAGAATTAACAATGGAAGCTATTTTATAATAAATTCTGATGGCTCTACCACACTCCAAGCGTCTGTGTCTGTCGCAAAAACGAATGCCGTCTTAGCCGAGTATCTTTCGACCCGCTTACCCTTGCTCGATGTTACGAGTATAGACACTCTGGAGTTATTCTTTGTCTTCCATAAAGACTTATCAGAGACTTCTCCTTTATCTACCCAGAGCATTTCTAATCTCACTTTGGAACTCCACGTTCTTCCGCCTGCCGAACCAGAGATAGTGCTACATTACTCTTCCGGCACCCTTGCTGAGGTGGCCTTTAACTCAAGTGGAACGTTAGAAGTGGCCCCTACATCAGCCCCCCAGGCACCAGGTCTCTCCCTGGTTACAGTTAAACCTACCTTTCGTGAGGTGTTCTGATGAACTTTTTTGCGGTAGGGAGTAACAAGAAAGACTCAATCAAGGGGACAATCAGCCCTTCTGAAGGAGACAAAGCATTATGCGATCCTGGGGTCAATGAGTGTTCAAGTTTTCTTCTTGAATGCTTTAATAACAATATACCTTCTGATGGTCTTTTTTCGAGGTTTGATGACCAAAAGAAAGCAGTCAATTTTTCAAATGGTATCAACTCAACTCAGTTCTCCCCCGGAGTCGTGCGACGGTTTGTAGAAGCTACAGATTGCACAACTGGGACAGAAATACGAGTACCCCATCCGCCGGATACCTTGAATAAAAGATTTGTTGAGGTATGGAAAATACCCTATCCGGCTGTTCCATTAACTCCTACAGTCCAATCGGCCAACACACTAGTGTTAGTGGCATCAGATAAGTTTGCATTGAAACCTCTTATTTACCCTGAAGAGGTGCAGAGTCTCACGATACCACCTGGAACCGGAGACTTTCTACTTTCCCCCTGGTCAGGTATCCAGATGTACAATAATGGAGAGAAGGTGGTATTGTATTCTAATGTCGCCGTTATTGTACTAGAATGGGATGGGGCCGGGTACAGTCAGGTGTTATTGCATCAAACGGGGACAGTGTACAAGGCTTCAGTGTATAACAATTCAGCTATAGTTACTTATAATGACGGCACCGATAAGATCGCGTTTTACGAGAAGGCCAGCACATGGGCCTTATCAAGTACGCTGTCTTGGTCTTACTCACAAAATGACATAGCTCTTAATGGGTCATATATACTGGTAAGTGGGACTCAACAGGCAGGCATAACTCTTAATAAAAGCAGTCTCTCTGTTTATCATACAGCGTCAAACACTAACTATATTGATACCCTACCCACTCAAGCATACAAGTACCCTGCTAACCCTTCTGTAGTAGTAGGTTATGATACTGAGTATATCACCTCAGGGGGCTACACGACTCAAAAGATAGTGTACACACAGTATTACGCATCTTCTGAGAGTATGCAAATATTTTATGATGCGTATCTGCCAGAAGGCCAGACAAACGTCAGATTCTACTCTCCCATATTCCTCAGACACCCTTACACGAATGACCCCTATAGTGGTTTCGTGATGAAGACTTCTCATGGTGAGTTGTTTACATATAATTACCTTCATAACTGGTATTCCGCTCCCCTTGACATCGGGTTGCCCGATAGTTACAGTGGGTACCTTTTTGACCAATACATGGTTGGGTTCTTCCTCCCTTCTATAAATGGTTATAGAGTTCTTTGGGCCTACGGTAACGAAGAGCTTATTGACTTGTACAGTTATAACTCTGTGGTACATAAGAAGTTTGGTGGTATATTTTACCCCATTAAGTACCCTTATTACCTGACTAACAACCAGGATGGGACATTGAAGTTATTGCGCATTGTCCCTACGCACTATAATGAAATTGGGGATGGCGTACTTACTCTAAAGTTTGAGTGTCCAGAGCTTATTAGCTCTACAGAATCATTTACTTCAGGGTATAACGGACTTGAGACCTGCAAATTCTTAATCTCTGATGATAACATTGTGTTCTGGAAGTGGGCCAGCCCTAATTGGGTTGTTGAGTCCAACCCTTCGTTGGGAAACGACATAGTCACTTTTACAGCCGGTTGTGAAGCAGGGTTTGCCCCGTTAAACAGCAAAGTGGTGTACATAAGAGTCTTCCTCTCATCAGCGAGCAAGGATAACACCCCCTCTCTGGTTAGATCGAGTATTTCTTTAACTGTGAACTACCTGTCAAGATCAGGTAAAGCTGTGCTATGCGATGATTCGATAGTTAGTATTAACTTTGAGAGTCCTACGAGCACCAAGATAACCTCGCATGACCCTGGGGTGTATGCTATGGCAGGGGTAGTTACAGTCTTCGCCCCTCCTATTGACACCAACTTAGATGTGTGATGTCAAGTAAGTTTGTAAATTCTCCTACGGGAGTATGGAAAGAGAGTAACAGTGCCGGAGGTATCTGGAAATGGGATACTCAAGGGTTCATCCCAAATACATCTACTCTAGTATTTCCTCTCTTACAGCTTGATGCCTATGACATCTTTATTATACACGCAGACGCAGAACTTACACTTGTACCCCTAGAACTTAGTGGTCAGTTATACTATAACAAGATAAGCGCAGAACTACAGTTCCAGCCGTTAGAACTGAATAGTTTACTCCGAAGTGGAAACACAATAAGGGCTGATTTAGTCCTTCCGTTTATTCGTCTGGAAGGCTATGGTACACAGATAGATAATTATGCCTTATTTGAATTTGAACCTTTAGAACTCGAAGGATACTCAGGAATGGAAGGCTCCCTTGTACTAGAACCCCTAAGTCTCCAGAGTTTTGAGGCTTTGGTCAATACCGGTAACATCACATTAGAACCCCTTGAGTTAGAGGGGGGTGCTCGGCTATCCAACAATCATGGGAGGCTTACGTTCCCAAAACTCCTGATGGAGGGGTATTCTGGTGGCTGGGCCGAACTGGTATTCCTTAAAATGGAAGTAGAGGGCTACTCACAAAACCCTATTTCTTGTAATGGAGTGCTACGTCTCCCCTACATGGGATACTCAGCGACATTCGGCGGCAATGGGAGTCTGGAATTGCCCCCCCTCTTGCTAAACTCTACAATGGGGAACTCATGGTCTGCTGATGGACTTTTAACCTTACAACCCATCTCCCTGAGTGCCACCCTCAGTAACTCTTATCATACTAATGGATTGCTCGCGTTTAGTCCGATCTCCATCATGGGCATCCTTGACTACCAGGCACCTTTTAGTATTACCGGCCAACTTACACTACCCCGGTTAGGCTTTAAGGGCTGTCTTTCTAAAGTCAGATCGGCCCATTCAGAGATCAACCTCCCTCCTCTGGTTGTTTTGGCTGAACTAAGCACACCTAACTCCTGCGCGGGCGAAATAACTCTTGGACTACTTGACATGGAGAGTACGTTGTACCAAGGAGATTTAGGGTACGGAGTCTGCTTGCCTACTGAAACCTTTTTGTATAAGGACGAATTATGAATTGTGCGTCTTTCGTTTTCAATGCTACCGGAAAGCAGACAAGCCAATTAAAGGGGCCTGCTTTTGAGTCTATGGCAGGATCATCTGACTCTACTTTCCTTGCAAATAAAAATGGGTTGTTCACCCTTACTGGAACACTGGACAACGGGGCTGTGATCCCCTCAAAGGTTAGATTAGCTAAAACAGATTTTGGTATCCAGAATGAAAAAAGGCTATACGCCTTATACATCTGGATGCAGATAAGTAAGCCCTTAACAATTGAGGTGCAGTCCGACGAGATAACACACAAAGTTGAGGTTCCCAGTGAGGACGTGTCCAGGGTCGTCCGTTACCGAGTTCGACTACCCCGAACTCTGAAAGGTCGATACTTTACTATATCATTATCTTCTCCTTCGGGGGTTTTCGTTCTTGACTCCATAGATGCCGAAGTAACTGTGTTGCACTCAGGACATGCTTGATAAATTTGATATGCCGATCAGGATTTCGGCCATTGACTATGTTGGAACATATAATGAAAACGCTGCGGTGTACAGGGGCCGCGCTCTTTCTGAATTAAAAATCCTTTATTCTCAAATGCAGTTCCAGTCTCTAACGCAGTATAAAAGGACTGTGAATATCGGAGATAACGTAGTAATTGAATGCCATATTTCCTTTGGAGCCGCCTTCGCCACTATAACTGTAGGCGCAGGAGGTAAACATGTTGGTAGAGAAAAAGAGTGCTTCTGTTCCACTTTTGGTATAGCCGCTGGGCGCATTGTAACCTTAAAAGACGAAATACCTGAGTACGAATCAATTGAACTATGCTACCCTGAAGATGGTTCGTACAGAGCGGATGTTCATATCTGTCAGCAAGCAGCCCAAGGGAACCCACGACTTGTTGAGACTGCGGATGTCTATGAGTCCGCAGGTAAAAGCAGCAGGAGCGGCACAAGATCACAGAATATAGATTTCTCCGTCAACAGCGTAATCTTGAACGTTCCTTACACTGACAGATATAAGCATGAGCCAGGGGATGAGGTGCTAGTCCTTGTGGCTCCTCTGGTTCTATACGAACCAGAGGGGGTACAGGTCGCTATGTATGGAGGGACTTATCGGCAAAAGAATGGTGCATGGAGTCCTGAAATAAACAAGAGAAGAATAGTATCAGGATTCTACACAAAAGCTGAAAAAGAAACTGATGCCCCTATCAGCACAAGCTATGAAAAATCTTCAGGACTAACAGGTGCCATTATGAAAGACAGAGCATTATGGAAAGATGATACTAAGTTCTGCCCTTTTAGGATTCTCCCTATTTCCGTTCCTTCTTGCTTTTCTTTTTGAAAAATGCCTTTTACGCCAATACAAGTTTATTACCTCAATAGGTTAAACATTATAAGGGAGAACCCTGGGGGTTATGCGTCCTCCCTGGGTATAGACTTGAATGAAGGTCTCGCTCCCGGCACTATTTCTATAGACCCTAAACCTCCTCTGAGACTGGAAACTCTTCTTACATCAATGGCTGATGCCCATTCACAGGAGATGCTTGATCTTGACTTCTATGATCATGTTTCACCCACCACTGGAGGAACTTTAGACAGGTTTGATAACTCTGCTTATAGCTATATTGCTTTTGGCGAGAATCTTGGTATTGTTCCCTCCACAGGTGTCTTAGATCAGTATTATGCAGCAAACCTTATGATTGAAGCTCTCTTCATTGATGAGGGGGTAGTTGGTCGAGGGCACAGAACGACCATGCTTAACCCTTCTTATCGGGACTTTGGAGTGGGTCATAAGATCGGAGAATGGAGCGGATTCACTAACACCCATATCCTGTCAATGGAGTTTGGCCTTAGCTCTGATTCAACAACAGATGTCATTGGTTTCGTCTTAGAGGATCAAAACTCCAATGGGTTCTTTGATACCGGCGAGGGCATAAGTGGCATTGAAGTGGAGGCGTTTAATTCAGAAAACCTTTCAATGGGGTCAGTTTTTAGTGATACCAATGGTTACTATGACTTCCCCTTGATTGCTGGTACCTACACGCTTAAAGCATACACCCCAGATCACAGCGTAGAGCAAGTCGTCGTCTTAACCACAGAAAATCAGTATATGCCTTTATTCTGGGATTCTGTAGAAACTGAAGCCCCCTTAGTTTCATTCTCTGCTAATAAAACGGACTTTATAGCGGATTTGCCATACACTAGTTTGCTCAATCCGGTGAACGTCAACAGCAGTGTAAGCACAAATCCACTGGTGCTTACATGGGCTGTTGAAAAGGCCAATAGGGTAACAATTGGAAAATTAGGTGTTGACTTCTTAGGGACATTGACCTTAGAAGAACTCTCGGCCCTTTCATTTGTTCTTGAAGCCTATGGCCCCGCTGGGTACACTAAATCAACCATAAACCTGACTCCCAGGTTGTTCCAGAAGTTTAATTCGGTATTCTCATGACTAAATCAATCTTTGGAAATCATGTCATCTTTGGGCCTTCCAATGGCCGTCGAATGACTATAAACTATCCTCCAGGCATGTATGTCAGGATAGCTGAGGTCATCAGGGTGTCTTTCTCTTCAAGAGAACTAGATATAAGATTTCTTGACGGGGACACTGATGATTTGTCAATATACCGTGCAGAGACACTTTTTGGCAGTTACGCGACTCTTGAGGTATCTGAAGACTCCACGAGTTACATAGAATGCCCCTCACCTTCGGCTGCGGTGATCGGAAAAGGCGATAGAGTAAATGTTATTGTAGCCAATGAGATATTGTATGTGGTTTCAAAGTTTGACACTTTTGATTTTCCTAACAGCAACACGGTTGCTGTGTATCCTGACAAAGTGTTGTTGGAGTACCTTACAGGGCTTTGTGTTGACACCAAGTTTATAGAAGACGAGAACAGTCACATTTCCCTATTACACAACGGGGAGTTAATAAAATTATTGTCAGAAGGGCCTAATTTTGAGACTAATCGAATACCCTACAGGCTGCTGAAAGAGATAGCCTGTAGTGACACTTCCTTGATAAGCTACACAGCCATAGACGACGTTGATCAAAGGATTGTAACTTGTGGGGGTGGCCCTATTCCAGTACAGCCCCTTTGGTTCAACAATTCAATGCGCCAAGGTCGCCGGATAAATGGCCTTCCTGTGATCTCTTCAGCCCCCTACGGCAAGACAGACTATACAGGCTCCCTTTCTTTATATTCAAGCGCATTTGAGGATGTTTATTCTTCGGATTCCCACCCACTTGAAGGTCCCACGTTATCCCATTACTATCGAGGTGAGTCTATTCTTTGGTTCGAGGATGATGACCCGGAGTGGGTGCTTGCTATAGCTGTGTTCCCATCTTGGGAATTATGTAAGTACATAAAGTTTATTGAAATCCCTGTTTATGGGTGGTCTGAAGTTGCTTTGAATAATGCTGATGTGGATGACGTGTTCTCTCTGGTTGAATACAAGAGGTATGAAAAATATATTCGGGAGATTTACACCTTACAGAGGTCTTGGATTGATTGGAACACAGTAGCTTCTAGTGTGGAGTACAGTGATTCACTCCATAAGGCTCTAATCATCCCAGCCATAAAGGTGTCCGCTAACAAATACAAGTTTGCGATACAGGATGGTTTCGGTTACTCGAATGGTTCGGAAATCCTATTCTCTGCGAATAAGCAGAAATTGATTTATGGGACTGTGGAGCGGAAGCTACGTGGAGGCTCCTTGGCACCAAATGGGTCTCCTTTTGATTATGAAATAAAGCATGATAACCCGCTATCTGCTGTCACAACTGTGAGTCTATGGTATGATATGACCTTTAGGTATTCAACTACACCGTATATCTGGGAGTCTCAAGTTACTCCACCACAGGCTGAAAATGAGTCTTGGAAATGCTACACTGACGGGGTTAATTCGTTGTTCAAGAAAATTAAAATAGACTACTATGCAGAAGGGTTTTACCCAAATTACCCTTGGGATGATGAAGAGAATGATGGACAATGGGATGGTGATGTCAGCGGCTTGTTTCTTGTTGATAATAATTTTAATGAATTCATATATTGGAATAACACTAGCAACCTGGTATGTGAGTATAGATTTCATTTTCATTTTACTACAGGGGACTTCACACTAAATCAGAGTATCCCGGTATTCCATTATGCAAATATTGAGATGGGGTTGTTTGTTATCGAGCTAATCCAGATGAACTTGAAAAACAGTTTTGGGCTGAACATGCCCTTAAATGTCGAGGAAAGCAGCCACAAACGAAAATTCATTGCATGGTTCAGGGGTTCCGTGTATAATCTATTTGAGGTTGATCTGCCGTATGCCGACGGCGACCTTTTTCCGCCAATCCTTAATTTTTGGCCTTGGTTCCTTGACGCAAACACACCACCGAAGCCTACGTTACCTCCAGGTGAAGAAGATTATGATGTCACTGGGGAGTGGAGTTCAATTTTTTACCTGGCACCGTTCTGCTGGTACTTTGTTGAACCCTCTCCTGGATACTCCCTTAAAGCAGTTTCGTACCCGACGTTCCAAGGTGATGTATCTTCAGTGCTCTTTGCAAGTGCAATTAACAAAGAGAACTTAGACACTGATCTAAGGTCAGATTACTTAAAGGTGACTGTTGATCCAGGGGGTAACTCTTGGAGTATCTTTGTTAAAAATGTTATAGAACTCACTGGAAGTAGGAGTATCAGTTTTCCTTCTGGTGGTGGTTCTACTGTGGGTGATGGGGGCAACGTGTTATTCAGTGTATCAGGTTCTTTGCCCCAATACATGGTACCCCCTGTAACTAAAACTATTGAAATAAAATGAGCCAACAGTGGATTACGGACGTAACCAGGGGGGTTCCTAATAATGCTAACTCCTGGGTCAGGATACCAGATTCCTACTCAGGTGTCAAGTCCTCAAAAGACTTGGTAGAAGGTCGCTTTGACAAAACTGCCGAACTTGCTGGAATAGCATTAGAGAATGCCTTAGCTTTTAAAGATAAACTCGACACACTGATAACGGATTTAGATAAACACAAAGTTGTTCCTATCAAAGTAGATGTACCTGATATAGACTACCCGAATGTTAAGCCAATTAAGACACTCGGAGACTCTGGTATCCCCTCAACTGTCTGGCCCTCCAATACGGCCAGAGTACCCTTTTTACGAGACTTACCTACCCCGACGGAGGTGAATACAGACCTCCCTCCCCTGGTTGGCCCAGAGTATGCAGACATTCAACAACCCATCATCGGAGATGTTGAAAGACCCACTACGCCTCTCATAAATAGAGTACCTACCCCGGAAGAGCCTTCATACACTCTCCCTATCGAACCAGTAATAACTGATTTGGTGGTACCCACCCCACCCCTATTGGTTATTCCAGAGTTTGAGGCGACCCTTGAGATAATTGAAGAGAACTTGTGTCTCCCTACGGGGTTTAACTGGGAGTCTTCTCCATATAACTCAGAAATCTGGGAGACGTTCCTACAAAAAGTCCTCAAAGGGCTGAATGAAGGTGGAACGGGGTTAGCTCCTGAAGTCGAACAGGCAATCTACAATAGAGCGATCTATAGACAGCAGATAGAGAATGACCGAGCTGTTCACAATGCTGAAAACTATTTTGCTGCTAAAGGCTTTACACTTCCTCCAGGCGCAGTGGCAAGTAGAGTCCAAGAAATCTCAATTGAAATCCTTAGAGCCAACACAGACCTTAATGAGAAGATAGCTATAGGGCAGGCCGAACTCGCCCAGAAGAATGAGCACTTCTATGTCGAAATGGCTCGGCAGGCTGAAGTTATTCTTCGTGAATTCTTCAGCACCCAAGAGAACAGGATGTTAGAGGCTGCTAAAACAACTGTGCTCATGAGTATTGAAGTTTTCAAAGCCTATATCAGCAAGCAAAGCCTTCAGATTGAGGTATATAGATCACATTTACTCGCTTATACCGAGAGCATAAAGGCAACCCTTGCCAGAGTTGACATCTACAAAGCAGAAATCGAAGCAGTCATAGCCGCATCGAACCTTCAGCGAACAAGAGTTGAACTTTACTCGGCTCAAGTTGGAGCTTTAGAAGTTCTTGGGAAGTTCTACAATACTCGTTTACAGTCTGTTGAATTAGCCCAGAAAGTAGAAAACACCAAAATTGACATCTTTAAGATAGAAATTGAAGCATATTCAGCTCAACTGGCTGCGGAGAAGAACAAGGTTGACATCTTCTCAGCCCTTAATGAAGCCGAACGTACAAAGGCAGTGACTTTTGGAGAAAAAGTTAAAGCCCGAATCTCCGAATTAGAAGCAAAGAAGATTCAATTTGAACTTCAAGTTCAGCAACTCAATGCTGTGGTGCAATCAAATTCCGCAGAACTTGAGAGGTACAATAGTGAACTCTCCGCGTATAGCATCCAGGTTGATTCTAAGGCAAAGGAAGTTGGTGCCTATGTAGAGGCTTACAAAGCTGAAATCTCCGCATATATAGCTGAAAATAGCAGTTATGATAGCTACTACTCTGCTAAGATAAAAGAAGCTGATCTGACAATACAGGAAGCCAAGCTGAATCTTGACTTGCAAATAGCGAATATATCCGCTAAAAATGACTCATTCCTAGCAATCAAGAAACTGCAATTAGGGGCGACCGAGGGCGTTATGAATGTGTCTTCACAACTGACCGCTTCTGCTCTTTCCGCTGTCAATGCCTCGGCCTCCTTTGGTTACAGCGGCAATGAGAATTTAGGTCATCAATTTAGTTATGGTGCGCAAATTTCTGAAAGCCACTCTATCCCTCATGACCCCCCTCAGTGATCACCATGCTTGAGAAAAGGAAGAAAGACGAGTACACCATCGGGAATACACGAGTTGAGACCTTTAGTGGCGGAGGACAGCCAAATGATATAGTGTTGTCTCCTATCCAGCCAAATACTCCCAACGTTCGTCGTGCTCCGTTAGTCCAGAGACCCGACGCGCCGGTGGCAGCTCCCACGGAGCCGACCCTCCTCACGAAAGAAAACTCCACGCTGGGCTGGCAGGCTCGCATTGCTGCGAACCGTGATCTGGCGGACAACTACCGGACGCAGCTCCAAACGACCACTCAAGCAGGCATCGCTGGGGCCTCTGATCGAAGTGCTCTTGAACGAACAAGGGCCTCCAATGCGTCAGCAGAGCAGATCGCTGCCGGGGGCAATGCCGCTGCCGCTGCTCGCCAGGCTGCTGGCGCGACGAGTGAGGCCACTCTCCTGGGTACCAAGATCAGTGCCGATGAGCGGATGAAAGAGACTGATAGGGCTTTCACCGAAAAGCAGACCGGCAGACGTGAGGTCTTCGACCAAGGCATGGAAGAGCGAAAGCAGCAGGCCCTACTTGATGCGCAGCGCGAAGCAACGGGAGCCGAACTCTTTTCCAAGGGGGCTTTTGAGAGTCCAGGGGCCTATTATAACTTCACTCGCATGGGGTCTGTTGGAGGGATGAAGGTGCCCACGCAACAAAAAGATTATAAGTATTTTGACCCAGTGTTCGAGAAAACCTCCGACCCTAATGCTACCCCACGTATGCTTGTACCTCCAAAGGTATTTGACCCAGCCACGGGGGAATCAAAGTATGACTTGGAGGATGTGCCGACAGCAGATGCCTTAGCTATGGCTGAGAAGATTTTAGCTGACGCGAAGAAAAGAAGGGAACAAGAGGACAAAAAACATGGGACTCCTTGATCAGATCATTGACGAGCTTGAAAGGCGTAAGGCTGCTGAAGCCCCGCAGGTTCCTCAACCAGAGGAGTATTCATTGCCGGGGCGAGTAGGCAGCCGCTTCATAGCTGGTTCCGTTCAAGCTCTGGGTAACACGGGAGGGGGCCTAAGTGCTGTAGGTGCGTCTCTGTCCAACCCTACACGCCTTCAGAGCGAAAAAGAGTATCTGGAGCAAAATCCGGGGGAACGGCCCGCTTTTGAGAAGGCCCACACAGAAAGATACGGGTCAACCGGGGGTGTTTGGGATGTTTCAGGCAACCCTGATATACCTATGCCTGCGCCTCTGAAGTCAGATAGAAATAGTGTTGTGTTGGGTGGTTACTCTCCTTTTGTGTCCCCAGAGAAGCGTATTGTCAAGAAAACACCAGACGAGTACACTCTCTTCGATCGTGCGGGGGTTCAAGCGGCCCCTGTACTTAAAACAACTGGTGATTTCTATACCCAAAAAGCAGATAAGATACTGAAGAATAATTCTCAATGGGAGATGCCTGAACACCTAAAGGGGCGAGGGGCACTTGAAACCCTGTATGCTTCAGATGTAACTTTCAAAGACAAGATGACGGTGTTCCTTGGTGCCCTGGCTGAGAACACCCCACAGATGGCAGCATCACTTGCAGCTCCCATTGTCGGGGCGAGCGTAGGCTCGCTGGCTGGGCCAGGAGGAACTACTGCTGGACTGTACGCCGGATTAAGCGTCGGGATGGGCAGTAATTTCCTGATGGAGACTGGTGGAGTTTATAATGACCTGAGAGCCAAGCATCCAGAAATAGCTGAAGATCAGTTGGCGGACACCGCCATTGCACACGGGGTAGTTGCATCAGCTCTTGAGATGCTGCCTGTCGTTTCACTCTTCAACCGAGTCCCTGGACTAAAGAAAGCCCTTGTCAGCGGCACAGTCCAAGAACTTATGCAACGCCCCCAACTGGCTAAGAGGATCGTGGCAGGCTTGGTTGGTGAAGGGCTATCTGAAGGAGCTACAGAAGCCCTGCAAGAACTCTCTGCCAACGTAGCAAAGAAAGTTTATGACGAGAACCAATCGTTAACTCAGGGGATGGCCGAATCAGCCTTCCTGGGTTTCGTCATGGGCGGCGTAGGGAGTGGAGCTACAGCTATAGCGACCCAACCTTCCGCAGTTAAACAGTATCAGTTGAGCAAGCTCAACGAGATGTCCTCTGCTGAGTTGAAAGCACTGGCGGATAACCCTGAAGCACTGACAAAGGAGGGCTATGACAGGTCTGAAGTTGTACAGTCCATGCGTTTGATCAGAAACTTGGAAAGCGCAGGCGAACGACAGCCCCGACCCGTTGGAATTGAACCAACTAACATTGAGCCTGTGGAGGTCAAGTCAGAAAAGAAACTTAGAGCAGCCAACCTTCCTATTGAACAGTTGGAGCTTTTAAAGGCAGAACCCGAAAAACTTAAGGCATATAACACCACACCCCTGGTTATTGACAGTCTTATAAAAGAGAAGCAGGGTGAACGTGACTTCATAGACAGGTACGAAAATCTCCTCAATTCTGCGCCAACTGAAGCAGTTAGAAAGGGCATAGAGTCATCACTCCAAGGGGAGTATTATAAAAAGTTGAAGGGTGCAGCCGTGCAGCCTGAAGCCGTGCAGCCTGAAGCCGTGCAGCCTGAAGCCGTGCAGCCTGAAGCCGTGCAGCCTGAAGCCGTGCAGCCTGAAGCCGTGCAGCCTGAAGCCGTGCAGCCTGAAGCCGTG